TTTTAATCTTCCTGTCATGCCACCTGGCATTGCAAATATACCCTGTGGATTAGCATTGCGACCAAAACCTAAATTAGTTGCAGAAAATCTTCCTGGTCTATTTATTGGACTTGTTGTACCTCCTGCTGGTGGTAACAATCCAAACGCACTTTGTTGAGTTAAAATGTTTGCTGTTTTATTTGAAGATTTTTGTATATTCTTAACAGCTTTTTCTATTGGCTTACTTTTTATTTCAAATGTTCCACTAGATTGACCTGCTGCTGGCAATCTCATATTTGGAGGAACTAATTTATTTTTTCCAAGAGCATTTATTTGTTCTTGTGTAACAAAAGCAGTAGAAGCTGTCATAGGCTTTGCTGCTCTTGATGCTTGCATTTGTATTGTTGCGTTTATTTTTAATTGTTCTCCTATTGCTTTACTAACTTCCAAAAATTCTTTTGACCCTGCAATAGTCATATCTTGCATACGTTTCAGCAAGGTCATTGCTTCATTGCCAGCAAGTATTGTTCTAGGAAATCCTTGTATTTCTTTTATTCTTGCAGTAACACTTCCAATAGTAAGACTTGGATCTGCTCCGCTTGCTCTAGCAAAAGCAGCAGCTTCCATTCTAATTTTTTTAAAATTACCAGCTAATAAAGCAGTAGCACCTCTTGTTCTTTCTGACGCACTTGTAGCCGAATCAAATGCTTTTCGTACAGAACTTAATTCATCTCTTACTTTGCCAATAGAATTTGCAAATTGAGAACCTTTACCTCCATCAAAAAAAGCATTTATTTTTCCTCTACCTTTTTCTATTTCTGCATTTAACTTTTCAAGTCGTTTTTGTGCTGCATCTGTTTTTATATTTATCTTTAATTTATTTAAATTACCAAATGTTTTTTCTACCTGTTTTGCAAGCTGATGTAATTTTTTTACATTTTGTTCGCCACGACTCGTATTTATGACAAGATCAATCGTTTTAATTGCCATTTCGACCTATTAGCAAAACATATATCCTATTCTACCTTGATTTGGGTATAACGCTTCTTCTATGTTGTATTTTTTGGTCATCTTGTTTTTGCTGTTCATATTTTATTTCATAAAAAGCAGCCCAACCTATCATTTCTTCAACAGTTAATTTATTACATAATTCACTAACAGTAAGTTTTAACTCATTTGCTAATGAGTATATAAACATCCAATCTCCGTTAGCTTTTTAAATCGGCTTTTGCCTGATCTACCTCCTTCTCAGATCCAGATTCAAGCATAGCTAACTGTATCTCCTGTAAAGTATTCGCATTTACTTCTCTCCGTAAAGAAGCCTTATCGCCATCTTGAAATAATCTTTGTTCAGATTTATCTAATGCTTTTTCGATCATCAGTTGTAAAGCAAAATCATTTGCATCTTCAGTTCCACTTTTTTTCTGAATCATCTCACGTTCAGCAATAGTTAACGGATGCCAAAAGATTTCTAAA